ATAACGTGCAAGACCGTAGCCGCCAGTGGCTGACCCATAGCTACGATCTCGGATTGCATCTCACGCAGGGTAGAAACCGTAAACTCGTTAGCGGCGTTGGCTTCAAACATATCTTCGTCGCTGTAACCAGGGATACGGGTTGGCTCTGCAATGTCGTAGCACTCGGCCAAAAGCCTGTTTAGAATTTCAATTTCCTTACGGTTAAGCTCGTATGCCTCGTCAATAATGACCATGTGGGAGTCAAGCTCAATAAGCTCGGCTTGCAAATTAAGCTGCTCATGCTTAGGCGCGTCGGTAGCCTTTAGATGCTCAAGCTCTGCTACCTTGGCAGCGTGCTTGATGTGGCTGACTTCTTCCAAAGCCACGGCGCGAATACGCCCTTCCAAAAACCCCTTAAGGATTTTTATCTTTTCCCACGGCGTGTTGCCAAGGACTTGATAACGATAGTTGAACTCGGAGTTTAGCTTAGAAGGCATTGTTTATTCCACCGGAAAGTTAGGAAAGGGGGTCCATGAAAGCGTTTCTTCGTCCCACAAACAGGGGTTGCCGTCAGTAGGATATGGGATTGGGGGAATGTAAGAAACAACCGCTTCGTCCCAGATCCAAGACGGATAATGGGGAGCGTTTATGGCATTTTGTCGGTTTTCAGCAATCTGCTCTGGTGTGGGTATGGGATTGTCTGGAAACATTTTGACTCCTACGCTCCGTATGATGATGCGGCAAGATAAGCTCTGGCCGTACCAACGCCAGTGGTATCGGTAGCTACAACGCCTGTATTGGATACAAGATTTGTCATACTACGAACAGGACTTGGTGGTGGTGTAACACCATAACCAAATATGGCTTTATCCGTTCCATATCCTGCTGCGGCAAGGAAATCTCTAGCCGTTCCAACTCCGGTAGTGTCGGTGGCTACCACGCCTGTGTTTGATACAAGGTTGGTTAATGAATACATTATGGAAGTGTTATTATTGCCATAACCAAAAATAACTTTGTCCGTACCGTAACTTGCTGCGGCAAGACCATATCTAGCTGTACCTACTCCGGCAGTATCAGTAGCAACAACTCCAGTATTTGACACAAGGTTGGTTATGGCGGTATTTGAGCCGGTACTACCATAACCAAATATGGCTTTGTCTGTACCGTAATTTGCTGCGGCAAGAGCAGATCTAGCCGTACCTACTCCAGTTACATCTGAACCAACAACTCCTATATTAGATACAAGGTTAGTTAGAGAGTAATATACGGATGCGGAACCATAACCAAAAATAGCCTTGTCGGTACCATAACTAGCAGCAGCAAGAACATATCTAGCTGTACCTACTCCAGTAGTATCTGTAGATACAACACCTGTATTTGATACAAGGTTGGTCATTGAAACTTCTACAGGCGTCGCATCAAGACCATAACCAAAAATAGCTTTGCCAGTTCCGTACCCTGCTGCGGCTGGGTATTGCCTAGCTGTGCCAACGCCGGTTACGTCTGAACTAACAACGCCCACGTTAGACACAAGGTTGGTTACAGAGGTTAATCCAGAACCAAAACCGTATCCAAATATGGCCCTTTGATTTGGAGGAGCCTTAGTTCCAAAGCCCATTGCGTAGGCCGACATTGCTCCGCGAGTGATGATCGTAGGCATAAGGCCGATCCCTACTTAAATTGCGTCTGTGACATCAGAACCGTGTACGTCTTATTTGCCGTCAGTGACATCCATTTAACTCTTATGATCCGTATGATGCGGCGGCCAAAAGGTACCTATTCGTACCAACACCAGTTGTGTCTGTAGCCACGACGCCTGTATTAGAAACAAGGTTGGTCATGGAAAGATAAAAATTATTATAACCATAACCAAATATGGCTTTATCCGTTCCGTATCCGGCTGCGGCTAACGAACGCCTAGCAGTGCCTACGCCAGTTACATTTCCACCAACAACACCAGTGTTTGACACAAGGGTAGTATTGGAAATATAAGCAGTAGTATAACCATATCCAAATATAGCTTTGTCAGTACCGTATCCCGCTGCGGCAAGACCAGTTCTAACTCCAGTAAAACTAGCAGTGTCGGCAGCAACAACTCCCGTGTTAGAAACACGGTTAGCAACGTTATATTGGACGGAGGATGTACTTCCGCACCCAAATATAGCTTTATCTGTACCGTAACTTGCTGCGGCTAACAAACCTCTAACTGTTCCAACTCCAGTAGTGTCGGTGGCTACAACGCCTGCGTTAGAAACAAGGTTGGATATGGAAGTAAATCCGCTAAGAGCAGCGTTACCTCCATATCCAAATATGGCTTTATCTGTACTGTAACGAGCTGCTGCAAGTGCTTGCCTAACCGTACCAACGCCAGTTGTATCTGAAGCTACAACGCCCGTACTAGAAACAAGATTTGTTATAGAGGTAGTTGAGCCGGTACTACCGTATCCAAATATGGCTTTATCAGTGCCATAACCCGTTGCGGCTAGTCCTTGCCTAGCTGTACCAACGCCAGTGGTATCGGTAGCTACCACGCCCGTACTAGAAACAAGATTTGTTATAGCGGTATATGCGCCGCCATAACCATAACCAAAAATGGCCCTTTGGTTTGCGTTAAACCCAAACAAAATTTGTTGAAGCGCAGACATTAGGTCAATCCTGAACCGGATATGATCCACGTTGTGCTGGTCATTTTGGTTGCGGTTGCCACACCGTATTGCGCCAACGTGCGCGATCCAGTGGTGCCAGAACCCGCCAGATAAAGCGTGTCCGTTGTAATAGCGACGGTCACGGCGTTTGTGGACATATTGATGAACGTCACCGTGGTGCCTAACGCATAGGCTACAGAACCGTTAGCTGGGATTGTGTAGGTTGCCGCCGCGGCTGCAACATCGTGATAAATTGTCTTGCCACTGTCGGCCAGCACTAACGTGTAGCTGCCCGTCTGGGCATTTTGCGGAATTGTTAGGTAACCAACGGCGTTGGTTCCGTCCGCCGTGCAATTAGACAGATTGCCTGATGTTGGAGTGCCAAGAAGCGGCGTTACCAGCGTTGGGCTGGTGGCAAACACCAGTGCGCCAGATCCAGTTTCATCCGTGACGGCAGATGCAAGGTTGGCGCTGGTTGGCGTGGCTAAAAATGTTGCTACACCAGTGCCTAATCCGCTTATTCCAGTTGAAACGGGTAAACCAGTGCAACTTGTTAATGTGCCGCTGGAAGGAGTACCAAGAATTGGCGTAACCAGCGTGGGCGAAGTAGCCAACGCAACAACCGTGCCAGAACCCGTCGTGGTGTAACTTGTACCCCACGCAGTACCGGTTGAATTGGCAATGCCGGAACCAGGATAAACCATAGAGCCACCGCTAACGGTCGCCCAGGTTCCATCACCACGAAGATATGTCGTGGCTGACGGTGTGCCGGTGACGGGGTTAGCCGCAAGTTGCGTAGCAGAGCTAATCAGGTAGTTGCTAGTTGTGCCGGCGGGCAACGTAGCTGTCGTAGCTGCGGTCGTTACCAAACCAAGGGCAAATGCGCCCGTGGTGGTAAATGATGAAGCCGTGCTGACATTACCGCCAATGGTAATGGTGTTGGTGCTGTTGTTAACGCCAGTGCCGCCGTTAGCCCCCGGCAATATGCCCGTAACCTGTGTGGTAAGGTCAACGCCTGAAAGTGTGCCACCAAGCGTCAAACTGCCCGTAGAGGTCACAGTTCCGGTCAACGTAATGCCATTGACCGTTCCTGTGCCGGCAACGCTTGTGACCGTACCGCTGCCCTTGTTATTGAACGTCGTCCAATCAGCACTGGTCAGATAACCGTTCACGGAAGCCGTAGCAGCCGGCATACTAATGGCTGGCGTGGCACCACCGCTAGAAACAACCGGGGCCGTACCCGTCACAGACGTAACAGTGCCGGAACCTTTGCTGTTGAACGTCGTCCAATCAGCGCTAGTCAGATAGCCATTTACCGAAGCGGTAGCAGCAGCCATGCTAATGACGGGTGTCGTACCGCCCGTGGATACAACTGGCGCAGTTGCGGTCACAGAGGTGACAGTGCCGCTGCCCTTGCTGTTAAAAGTAGTCCAATCAGTTGACGATAATACGCCACGATTGGTAGCCGAAGCGGTCGGCACATTTAGCGTGATAACCGGCGTTGTAGTGCCATTGGCAACCGTGGATGTTAAATCCGTGCCGGTGGTGCCAAGTGTGAGCGCGGCAACGCTTGTAACCGTACCAGAACCGTCACCAGTGGCCGTTATTGTTCCGGCTGAGTATGTAAGCCCGCTACCCACAGTGACGCTCTGTGAGGCTCCTGTGGCGTCAAAGCCCATAAGCGTGTTGATGGTGCCTGTAAGGGTGTGTTCCGCGTTCCAATTGGACGGGCGCACGACACTCGTATCCGCTCCGTCTGGGATAGCGGATACAAATGTGTGCGTAAGCGAAACGGCCATCAGAAGTCCCTATTGAACGATTTCAACGCCAACTGCACGCCCGTCTGGTCCGCGAACAATACGCTTAGGAGCCGTAGCGGCTCTAGAAGCTTCTTCAACCCTGCGTGTCATATCAGCAGCGTTTCGAATAGAATAATCGTGCATTGCCGCTACGTTATTGTGCATATCAGCCAGCATATTAGCGTGGCGTTCAACTTGCCCAGTTAGGTCTTGAATAATTAAGTCCTTAGCAGCGGCTTCAACTTCAATGACAGAAACGTCAAGGCCAGGATTGGCTGCAATCCGCGCTACCATAATCTTTGTGGAAGCATCAAGCATTGCCTTCCACTTATCAAATTCCTCTTTTGCAGCAGCTTCCTGCATTTTAAGAGTGACTTCGTGCTTTTGACGCTGGTCTTCCATCCTAGCTTCAAGTTCAGCCTTCATCTGCGCAATCTGCATATCCGCTTGAGCGCGAGCTTGCTGGTTTTGCGTGTCGGTCTGCGCCTTAAGCTGGGCGGCTTCCTGTTCAGCCTTAATCTTTTGTTCTTCAGGGCTGGGTTGCGGGTTAGCAGCGTTTTCAGCAGACTTCTGCGTCAATTGCTGAAGCGCAACGTCAATCGTGCCTTCAATGGTGCGGGCTTGCTTAAAGCCGGCAACACCAAACTTAATCATCTCCAGCAGCATGGGAGCTAGTTCCGGCGTGGATTGGCCGGCTGGTATGGCTTCCCGCAGGAAGTTGGAGAAGGCATTAAGGAACTCGACACGCTCTTGTTTGGCTTGGCCTTCGTCAAGCTGGACTAGGCTATCGGCATCAACTTCAATGCGGAATGAGCGAAGCGGAGTGCTGGCAATGAGTTGCAGCGCCTGTGGGATCAATTGCTGATCTTCAGCGCTCATTTGCCCAGCAGCGGCATAGGCCAGGATGGTCTTGGGCTGGAACTTGGTGCAAATGATCTGCGCTTTAAGGCGCAACAGTTCCGTAGCAAACATTGCCACGGATTCCTGCATGGCCCGCAACCGCAGACCGGCATACTGGCCTTTGATCTGCTGTGCGGTAGCCGTTTCAGACGCAGCGCCCTGACCACGGATAATGTCTGAGATGCCCGTAATTTCGTAGATCTGGCCCTTGATCTGCGCTTGCGCCTGGTAGCATTGCAGCAGGGCGTTAGCGAGCGTGTCGATGGGCAGAAGGTCGATACTGCCTTTCAAGCCACCCTTTTCGCTAAAGGCCATCCACTTATCAATGGGGATAAGCGTATTGTTGTCGCCTTCGGTTAGCAGACGTTGCAGCGCCGGCTGAGAAGAATCGTAAACGCCGCGAACACGCAGGGATTTAACTAGGCCATCAATGCGGTCAGTCAGGATGTCCAGTTCGTTAGCTTGATCCTGATAAAGCGTGAAATCAGGGATCGGAACCAGGCTATCGGTTGTTGTCGTGGAATAAAGAGGCTTGGCGCACGGAAAGAAGCCTTCCAGCTCCAGCGGATCTTCGCGCTCATCAAGCAGTTCAGGGAAAGACTCATGCAGCCAATAAACGCTGCCTGATTCCTTGTCCCAAAGCTCGCAAATTTTGGCGCGGTCGTTAACTTTGTTGCTGCCGCTGCCGTACTTCTGTGCGCTATCAGGGCTGCTGTCGGTAGGGATTTTGCGGCCAAGCTCAGGGCCAAAACGCTCAACCAACGCAGCACGGGTCATGTAAACCCAGCGCCAAACGCAGGTTACTTCTTCCCAGGTGCGTGCTGACGAATGCCCGAAATCCTTCCAATGCACATAATCAGTCGGGGCGCATTCGTATTCAATTTCTTCCGGCACTTCTTCGTCGCCGGCAGTCATGTCAGTGGGATTGTTATCGTCAGGGTTCTGAACGTCTTCCGTGATCTGGAATCCGTCTTCAGGAATGTCTTGCTTCTTAATGTGCGGATCGTAACGAACCCAGGCAACGCCACGGCCACCCAAGAACCTGTCTTCAACGGAGTTCTTCATCGCAGCGCGGAAGTCAGGGTAATGCTC